TTAGTTTGGAGAATACCGTATGGCAGAAAGAATCGTGTCGCCTGGTGTCTTTACACAAGAACGCGACCAAACATTCCTCGCACAAGGAGTAGCTGAAATTGGTGCGGCATTTGTTGGTCCAACCACAAAAGGACCAGCATTTATCCCGACCACAGTGCAAGGCATCGACGGGTTCGTAACTACCTTCGGTGAACCTGACGGCACTTCTTATATGGGATATACCGTTAAGAACTACTTGCAAGAAGCAGGTAGTGCTACAGTTGTTCGTGTTCTTGGATTAGGTGGATATCTTACCACCGCATCAACAATCTACGCTACCGGTTCATCGGGTAGTAAGATTTTTGCAGTGCTTCATCCAACCGTATCAGGAAGTACGATTACAAGTGCAACCGCTACTGGTGGTGCAACAAGTTTCAATTTACTCGTCAGTAGTTCTGGTAATAAGAATGTTTCAGCAAGTGCACTAAGTTCTACTGAAACTAGTACATCATTCATTAGTTCATATTTTGGAACTAACCCACAAAATGGTGACTCAACCCTTCCAGGATATGTATACGCAGTGTTCCCAGACGCAATTGCTCAAGCTGGTGCAAACGTTACAATGACTGCAACCACTTCGACCTTGAGTCTTCTTACTCAATATGATAACGCAACTACTCCATGGATTCGTTCACAAACCATCGGTGGTTCAAAGTATAATCTCTTTAAGGTTCATACTTTAAGTGACGGTACTGGTGCAAACAAGGAAGTAAAAATTTCTATCACTGGTATTTCACCAAGTATTGACCCAGATAGTGACTTTGGTTCATTCTCACTTCTTGTACGTGACTTTAATGACACCGATAAGTCACCAAACGTACTTGAAAGTTTCAATAACTTAAATCTTGACCCAACCAGTCCAAATTATATCGCACGTGTAATTGGAAACAGTGTTCCAACTTACAATTCAACAACACTTGAAACAAATTACGAAGGCGACTTTGTAAATAATTCAAAGTATATTCGTATCGAAATGAGTGCAGACGTAATTCCAGATAATGCAGTTCCATATGGATTTGCTCAACTAAATTCAACTGTATCTGGTTCTTCTGGAGAATTTGCAACGGGGTCATTCGTCAACAGTCGTTGGACCAGTGGAAGTACTCCTGGGTATGTAGCATCTAACGCTGTTGGTCCAAACACCAATTACTACGGATTTGATTTCTCAAACACCACTAGTCTTTCATATCTTGGACCACTCGTAGGAAATAACGTTGTTGGGTCTGAATTCAATATCGAAAACCTAGCAAGTAATGAAGCTGGTGGTTCGGCAATTTCTCTTACAAACCGTGACCACGTAACATATCGTCGCTTCTCTGTTCCATTCCAAGGTGGATTTGATGGATTCAAGCCAAACCGCTACATCGCATTGGGTGGGTCAATTACCGCAACGAATAGTCAAGGATTCGACCTTTCAAACGCAGCAGCATCTGGCTCAGTTGAATTTAAGAGAGCACTAAATCAATTAAGTAATCCAGATAGAGTGGATTTCAATCTCTTAGCAATTCCAGGCGCAATTTACTCACAACACAGCTATGTAGTTCAAACGGGTATTGACCTTTGTGAATCCCGCGGTGATTGCTTCTACATCGCTGACCTTGATACACTTGATGCAACACTTTCATCAGTTACTACTCAAGCTGAACTCCTTGACACAAATTATGCAGCAGCATACTATCCTTGGGTTCGTGTACTAGACGATATCACTGGTAAGTTTATCTGGGCTCCACCATCCGTAGTTCTCCCAGAAGTATACGCATATTCTGACCAACAAGGCGCAGAATGGTTCGCACCAGCAGGATTGAATCGTGGTGGTATCCCAGGCGCAGTTGGTGTCAAGACTCGTTTGAACCAAGCACAACGTGATGAATTATACGAATCAAAGGTCAATCCAATCGCACAGTTCCCAGGACAAGGTATCTGTGTTTGGGGTCAAAAGACATTACAACGTAGAGCATCAGCACTTGACCGCGTAAACGTTCGTCGCTTACTTATCACTGTCAAGAAGTATATCGCAAGTTCAGCACGTTACTTGGTGTTCGAACAAAATACCGAAGCAACACGTACTCGCTTCTTGAACATCGTCAACCCATACCTCGCAGGTATCCAACAACGTTCTGGTTTGACCGCATTCCGTGTGGTAATGGATGAAACCAATAATACACCAGACATCATTGACCGCAACATCTTGGCTGGTGCAATCTATCTCCAACCAACCCGTACCGCAGAATTCATCAAGTTGGACTTCAACATTCTCCCAACTGGTGCAACCTTCGATACCATCTAATCAGTTTTTTCAATAACAACTATTTATTAAAGTACCAATCTATATTTGGAGAGCCATATGGCAAATTTGGTCAATGAACAAGAACTATTTTTTACCGCATTCGAACCAAAGACTGCGAATCGGTATATAATGTTGTTAGATGGTGTTCCTTCTTATCTCATCAAGAAGGCAGACCGTCCAAAGTTAACCCAAGAAAAGAAGAAGCTTGACCACATCAATCTTCAACGCTATGTCAAGGGTAAGACGATTTGGGAAGAAATGAACCTTGAATTATATGACCCAATCGTTCCATCAGGCGCACAAGCAGTAATGGAATGGGTTCGTCTCCACCACGAATCAGTTACCGGTCGTGACGGATATGCAGAATTTTATAAGAAGGACATTATCATCAACGTACTTGGACCTGTCGGTGATAAGGTTGAAGAATGGATTCTCAAGGGATGCCAAATTACTAAGATTGAATTCGGTGAAATGACTTGGGAAAAGGATGACCCAATGGTAATCTCACTCAGTATCCAACCAGATTACTGCATCCTTAACTACTAATACTAGTTCGTCACAGGACACAAAACCCCACTCAAAAGGTGGGGTTTTTTGTTGGAAATTACTGTATACCAAGAATTTATGATACTTATATAAAGGTGTATTTTTTCGAGGAAGATTATGGCAGACATTACTGAATTTAATATCGGTCAAGGTGAAACTTTCAAAGTATTGGCTAGCGTGGAAAACGTAGACCAAGGCGGGTATTTGGATATTACAAATTATAGTTTTGCTGGCCAAGTTAGAGAAAATTATAATACTGATGAAATTGCCGCTTCATTTACTATCACCAAACTGGCCCCTAACGCTTCGGGAAGTTTTTTCCTAGAACTTACTCCAGCTCAAACAAGTACATTTACACAACGTAAATACGTATACGATGTTAATATGACTAGTGGTTCAATCACCAGACGTATTCTTGAAGGATATTTTGTAGTACGCCCAGCATCGACGAGATAATAAATGAGTGATTTCAGTACCGGTATACCAAATATACGGGTTGTGATTCGGGAGAACACGGACGATAATTTAGCTCTAGATGTACCAAGTATATCCGTTAATATTCAAAAGAACACCGATTATAATGTAAATATTGTCCCTACTGCGGTCACGCCTATCAGAACAGGGTCGTGGAATCGCATTGCTGATGTAGCGCTTACCGCAATATCATCCTCGTATGCATTAACTGCGTCATACGCCTTGAATGCTGGAGCTGGCTCTGGATTTCCATTTAGTGGGTCCGCTGTTATTACAGGATCATTACTAGTTTCTCAAAGTGGAGTTACGGTAACAGGTTCATTACAAGTTGATGGTCCAGTCACAGCAACATCGGTTACAAGTTCATTATATGGATCGGTTCAATCTAGTCAATTAGAAATAAATGCTGGACAATTTACTGTATTATTTACTGGGTCAATTAACACGGGTATATTTGGAGTATCAGAATATATTTACCCGTATATCTCTACGACTCGATATTCTGGGATGGTAGTAGAGTATCTTGCTCAACGTACAGGCGCATGTCGGATGGGGATTATTATGGCAGCGTGGTTAAATACTGCGAGTGTAATCTTTACTGACGTATCTACTACCGATATTGGCGATACAAGTGATATTTCCTTTAAGTTTTTAAGTAGTTCAAACGAACTACGGTTACGGGTTAGCAGTGAAGGATCAGGAAGCGGAGCATGGACTGTACAAAGTCTATTTAAATTGTTTCCTAATTTGAATCCTTAAAAAAGTATTTAATATTTATATACGATAACCCCGTTGGGAGAAATGTATGGCAAATGAATTTATTGCCCGTAAAGGTCTAATAGTCCTTAATAACGGTGCAAAAATTACTGGGTCGCTTGAAGTTTCCAGTAATAGTATATTTTATGGCCCAGTCACCGCATCAGCGGGCGCCACTGGTTCATTTACCGGCTCATTTAAAGGCGACGGGTCACAATTAACGGGACTTGTCACTGACCTTCGTATTAGTGGGTCAACGGGAAATGACACGCTCAGTTTATTAACAGATACATTAACTCTTAGTGGGTCAAACGGTGTTACCACGGTAGTCACCAATAACACCGTAACTATCGGCATTCCATTAGGAACTGTCTCTGCTTCATCACAAGTAGACCATAACGCTACCACTAATTATGTAGCAAACCAACACGTTGACCACTCAACGGTCAGTATTACAGCAGGTAATGGTTTAACTGGTGGTGGTGATATTACAACTACCCGCACGTTAACGCTTGACACGGGGTCTACTCATTTTACTGATGGTATTAAGAAAAAGCTCAATACAGATGGAGTAGTCAGTAGTTCTGCGCAAATCGATGTCACACAAACAACAAATTATTCTACATTAGCAACTACTGGTTCAAATACCTTTACGGGTATTCAAACGATTAGTGACACCACCAATAGTACAAATTTCACTGACGGTGCTTTAATTGTTCAGGGTGGTGTTGGAATTGCAAAGAATGTAAACATTTCTGGAAGTTTGAATGTTACAGGATTATTTACTGTAACATCAATGTCTGTCCAATATGTTACATCATCCCAAGTTGTAGTTGCTGATAATGAAATTATTCTAAATGCAACAAACGCCACTAGATTTGGTGGTATGTCAGTTATTGATTCTGGTTCAGCAACTCCATTAACTGGCTCATTATATTGGGACAGTTACACCAATCGTTGGTTAGCACAAAATATCTCTGGGTCATCAATTACCAGTGGTATCGTAATCCTCGGTCCAGAAAATACTACTACCACGGGTAACGAAGCACAACTCGTTGATGGTCGTGTCGTAGTAGCAACGGAAGGAAATCACATCGATAATCGACCAGGATATTCTCCACTTCGTATTGTTGGTAATACATTACATGCAGAAGAAAATGTATACGTAACTGGGTCACTTACCGCATCATTCTTCTCCGGCGACGGTAGTAATTTGTCGGGTATCGTTACTACCTTAATCATTTCGGGATCTGATGATACTACAACTACAAACGGATACGTCAATCTTAAGAATGAAGCACTTATCGTCAGCGCAAGTGAAGGTATTAATCTTAGTGTTAGTAATCAAACGCTTACCATTAGTGGTGAATTAGCAAACGGAAGTAATAAGGGTGTCGCATCATTCGATACGGCAAACTTTTCATCATCGCTTGGACATATTACCGCGTACCCGATTACCTTTAATACTGTACCACTTAATCTTGGCAGCAGTTATTCGTTTGGTCTTCAAAATATTACTCCATATGGAGCAACGACCACCGACCAACTTTCATTACAAGGTGGGGCAATCATTCAAGGTGTGTTATTCGCATCAGCAAGTAACCTTGATGTAGATACTGGCACCGAAGTAGTTGCTACTGTATCCACGGGTAGTTATGATGCAGCATTCTTTGATTATGTCATCAAGAAAACAACCAATTATCGTGCAGGCACGGTAATGGTAGTATGGGACCAAACGGGTAATGTAGAATTTACTGATACATCTACAAACGATTTGGGGAACACAAACGATGTCGTGTTAAGTGCAGACATTCTTTCAGGCAATGCACGACTAAAAGCAACAGTTAATTCTGATAACTGGATAGTCAAAACCGCTGTTCGCGCATTATAATATACACTAACGGTTATTTACAATTTAATATAAACCTTTGGATAATGAAGAAGGGGAATTATGGCAAATGAATTCGTAGCCAGAAAGGGGCTGATAGTTTCTGGCAGTGCAAAC